TTTGTGGTAAAACTCACATTGTATAAATATGAGAATGCCAGATGCTAAATATACTGGAAGTTATATAAAAAAAGAAGCTCAAGGATCTTCTGGTCCTGTTAGTTTAAGTAATTCAAGTTCTAAAAAATATTATGGTAAAATGATTGATGCACCGGGTTTTAAATCTGGTGGAACAATTAGAAGAACTACAAAAGGAGCTGGAGCAAATTATAGATCTACAAAATCTGGTGCAGGAATGACATCTAAAGGTGTTAGAGCATATAGAGCAGCTAATCCTGGTAGTAAATTAAAAACAGCAGTAACCGGTAAAGTAAAAGCTGGATCTAAAGCATCTAAAAGACGTAAATCGTATTGTGCTAGATCAGCTGGACAATTAAGAAATTCATCAGCTAAAACAAGAAACGATCCTAACTCTAGAATAAGACAAGCTAGACGTAGGTGGAAGTGTTAATGAAAAAAGCAATACTAGACGCATTAGAAGCTAGATACGAAGCTCAAATTTCAGAAGCAGATGCAACTGTTAAAATATATTTAGAAAATTCAGTAGGTATTGGAGAACATCCACAACACATTGATGAAGTAGATAAACAATTCGAAAAAATTGCAGCAGCTCAAGAAAAACTTGAAGTGTTAGAAGATTTTCGAGAACAACAAGGAGAAGAGTAATGGACGACATTCAATTAATAGTTAAGATACAAAAATCTTTACAAGACAGACTACAACAAATCGGAGATGCAATCCTAGCTGGAGGGGTTGACAATATGGAGAAATATAAGTATCTAGTAGGACAAGCACACGCTATACAATTAACATTACAGGATATCTCTAACCTGCTAAAACCCAAGGAGCAAAAAGATGAGCAAGGAAACGTTATCGACATCGGAAAAGGAAGTACCAAAAATTAAACTTGGACTTCAAGATAAATACGAAGAAGAAAAAAAAGAATTACCTCCTGAAACTGAAGCATTAAATCCTGATAATATTGGACAAGATACTGTAGATCAATTACCAGAACCATCTGGTTATAGAATTTTAGTTTTACCTTTTACACCAAAAAACAAAACAAAAGGTGGAATATTATTTTCTCAAGAATCTTTAGATAGAGCAAGAATAGCCACAACATGTGGTTATGTTCTAAAGATGGGAGATTTAGCATACAAGGATAAAGATAAATTTGGTGAGCCTTGGTGTAAAAAAGGAGATTGGGTTATCTTCGCTCGTTACGCGGGTTCAAGATTACCAATAGAAGGTGGAGAAGTGCGAATACTAAACGATGATGAAGTGATAGGAACTGTTAAAGATCCTGAATCACTACTTCATTTAATTTAACCACATAGGAGAAACTATGCCAGAAGAAAAAAAAGATCTAATTGATGTAGGCGAAACAGAAGGAGCTGAAATTAATTTAGATGATAAGGGAGAAGCGGTCAAACAAGAGGAAGTAAAAGAAGAGATTGAAGTCGAACAAGTACCTGAAGATAAAACTTATGAAAATGAGAAACAGGTAAAGTTAGACCAAAAAAAACCTGAAGAAAAAGATGAGTTAAAAGAATATAGTGAAGGCGTTCAAAAACGTATTGCTAAATTAACTCGTAAAATGAGAGAAGCAGAAAGACAGAGAGAAGAAGCTGTTAATTATGCTCAATCAGTTACTCAGCAAAAAAATCAAGCAGAACAAAGATTATCTAAATTAGATAAAACTTATGTTAGTGAATTTGAAAGTAGAGTTAATACTAGTATGGCAGCAGCTAAACTAGCTCTTAAAAATGCTATTGAGTCACAAAATGTGGAAGCACAAATTGCAGCACAAGAACAGTTAGCAAATCTAACTGTAGAAAATGCAAGATTGAATGCTATGAAAATAGAAGATGCAGAAGTTGCTAAAGAAAAAGAAGTTAGAGTAACTCCTCAACAACAACAACCACAACAACAAGCTGATCCAAGAGCCGAAGAGTGGGCATCTAAAAATACTTGGTTTGGTAATGATACTGCAATGACTTATACGGCTTTTGATATACATAAAAAGCTTGTAGAAGAAGAGGGTTATGACCCTAAATCTGACGAATATTATGAAGAAGTTGATTCAAGAATAAGGGTTGAATTTCCGCATAAATTTGATAAGATAGAAAACACTTCTACGGAAAGAGCAAAACCTGCTCAAACTGTAGCTTCAGCTAATCGTTCGGCTAAATCAGGACGCAAAAAGACTGTGAAACTCTCGCCATCACAGGTAGCAATTGCTAAAAGAATAGGCGTGCCACTCGAAGAATATGCGAAACAAGTAAATAACATCACGGAAGGAGTATAGGCATATGGAAAATGAAAAAATCAAAACTTCTCGTGCGAGTCAAACAAGAGACAAGGTTAAAAAACCTACAACTTGGACTCCACCCAACTCACTAGATGCACCGCCTGCACCCAAAGGGTACAGACATAGATGGATCAGAGTAGAGATTCTTGGTAATGATGATACAAAAAATGTATCAGCAAGATTAAGAGAAGGATGGGAGTTAGTGAGAGCTGACGAATATCCCGACTTTGAATACCCAACTATGGATCACAAATCAGGCAAATACCAAGGTGTAATTGGTGTTGGTGGCCTTGTGCTGGCAAGGATACCCGAAGAAATCGCACAACAGCGTGAATCGTACTATCGCAACCAAACGAAAGAACGAGACGAAGCTGTAAATTCTGATCTTCTAAAGGAACAGCACCCAAGTATGCCAATCAATCAAGAGAGGCAGACTCGTGTAACTTTTGGTGGTTCAAAGAAATAATCTTTTAGTAATTTCTTACCAACAAAATAAATTAAACCGAACTGGAAGCCGTTTAACGACGGCAGGTTCATAAAAAGGAAAATAAGATATGGCAAATAACGCAACAGCGGGCTTTGGATGCAGACAGACTATGACAGTTGGAAATACTCCAGCTACAGGTGGTCAATCTGAGTTCACAGTTCAAGGCGGCGGTAGCCCAGGGGCTACTAAAGCTATTTTCAAAGGTGCTCCCGTAGCAATGCAAACTGCAGCAGGTGGAGCTGGTGTTCTTGGACACATTCAAGATCAAACAGCTGCCCTAATGACAGATGGTATTGTTGGTGGTAATACATGGGCACATAACACAGCTAACACTAACGGAAGTTTAGGTGTTTTCAATGGCGCAACTTTTGTTGATGCAAATGGAAAACCAACTTGGACTAACGGTTTAGCAGCAGCTCAAACTTCAAGTGTAGATTACAACACAGGTAGTAATAATATTACTGCTTTTGTAAACACTAATCCACACCAAGAGTATACAGCTAGAGCAGACGCAGCAGTAGGTATAGCTAGTTTCAATACATTGACTAACACAGGTTACAACTTAAATGATGCTGGAGCCGGTGTAGATGGTCAATCAGATTGTACACTAGATATCGCTAATACAACTGGAACTGCAAACTACATGTGGAAACTTGTAAGATCAGCAAATGTTACAAATCAAAATGATTTAACAGCAGCTGGTGCAGATATTATTATCTCTTACAACCCACAAGCAAACGCTTACTTAGCATAGTCATAGAATAGGAGAATAAAACATGGCAATATCAAGAGCACAACTAGTTAAAGAACTAGAACCAGGTTTGAATGCACTATTCGGACTTGAGTACAGACAATATGCAGATGAAACAACAGAGATATTTGATACTGAATCTTCAGACAGAGCGTTTGAAGAAGAAGTGATGTTATCTGGTTTCGGAAATGCAGCAGTTAAACCTGAAGGCCAAGGCGTTCAGTTTGACGATGCACAAGAAACTTTCACTGCTAGATACACTAACGAAACGATCGCTTTAGCGTTCGCAATCACTGAAGAAGCGATTGAGGATAACTTGTATGACAGACTTGCGTCTAGATATACAAAAGCTTTAGCAAGATCTATGGCCTCTACTAAAAATGTAAAAGGTGCAGCTGTTTTAAATAACGGTTTCAACAATACATTTGCAGGTGGTGACGGCGTAGCTCTTTTCGGAAATGACGGAGCAGGAAATACAACTCACCCTACTCTTGCAGGAACTTTCAGAAATCAACCAGCAGTAGCTGCTGATTGTAATGAAACTTCTTTAGAGCAAGCGATGATTGACATTTCAGCTCTTACAGATGAAAGAGGCTTAAAAATCGCAGCGAGAGGAACTAAAATGATAGTTCCACCTCAACTGCAATTCGTAGCAGATCGTTTGTTAAATACTGAAGGCAGAACAGGTACTGCTGATAACGATATCAATGCAATCAAAAACATGGGAATGGTTTCTGGTGGTTACGTAGTTAACCATTACTTAACTGACCCAGATGCATGGTTTGTTAAAACAGATGTACCTAATGGTCTTAAGCATTTTAGCAGATCACCTATCAAAACTACTATGGAAGGCGACTTCGATACTGGTAATGTTAGATACAAAGCTAGAGAAAGATACGTATTTGGTTTCTCTGATCCAAGAGGAATCTACGGAAATCCTGGCGCATAATAAATAATTTAAGGGGCCGACATAATTCGGCCCCTTTTTTAACTATAAAGGTGTGTAAATGAAAAAAACTCTCATTAATATTTGGGCTTATAGCCATCATGCTAAGTTTGAAATAGAACACGCAGAAGATACGGCTGAAAGCGTTGAAAATGCAATACTTGACAAACTAGGAGAAAAGAGTATAAAATGGGAGTATCTCGGAAATAATTACTCAGACGAGATAAATCGAATAACTTATGAGGAGGTTATTGATGATACAAGACCTATACAAACAAAAAAGGTCCTTGGAGTTGAAGTGGGAACAAGAGCATATTGACAATGGTAAGTATACTCTTGAAATGGTCAGAATTGATGACAAAGTTAAAAAAGTCATTACTGACATTAAGCTGGAAGAAGCAGCTATTGCTCACAGACAGAATACTGTCGAAGACGCAGCTCCGCAAGTTTCTGTAGCTACTTAATAAAAAGCTACATCGTTGGAAAATTCACTCCACATTACAGGCTCTCTTGCACTCTACTAAAAAATCAGTTATAACTACCTTACTATATATTTAAATAAACTTATTGAATACAGACGCATATAGTCGACTTCCCTAGGGACTGTATTTAAAATATCTAGGAGGATATTAATATGGCTAACACAACTTTTTTAGGAAACGTTAGAGAAAACGGAGACGGCTTAAGAACTTCAATAGCTGGCTCTATGTGTGCAACAGCAAATTTTCATATACCAAATACTTTAACAGCTGGTGATGGAAATGTACAAAAATCAGAAACAGATACAACTTCAGTAGTTTTACCA